GGCTCCTAGAACCCGTTACGCCTACGCAGTCAATTAGATTAAGCTTGTCCTTACCAGGCGCAAGCCGCAGCCCGCGGCCAACCATCTGTGTATATAAGCTGTCTGATTGCGTTGGTCGGGCAATGATAACTGTTTCGACTCGTGGAATATCCGTCCCTTCGGTAAACACCATGCAGTTTACAAGGCAAGGAATAGAACCGTCAGCAAGTCCATTTATAAGCGCCTGCCGCTCTTTTGGAGGCGTTTTGCCAGACACTACAGCAGCACCTGAAATGCGTTTTGCAATTTCTTCGGACTGCTTGACAGATACTGCAAAAATGAGTGTAGCGCCAACGGCCAAATCTTTATATGCTTGCGCGATTGCATCCGCAGTCCCGTCCATTGCTTCTTCCAATTCACCCGGCGCATAATCGCCACCGGAAGTTTTAACATGGCTCAGGTCATACCCGATGTTGACACGCTGACAGTAAATATCTGACAAATACCCGTTTTGAATTCCCCATTTTAGATCCCGCTCAAACACAATATCTTGAAATACATCATCCAGCCGGACGGAGTCGGAGCGGTTAGGCGTTGCTGTGAAACCTATTAGCTGCCTAGGCTGGAAGTAATTAAAAATATCGTGATATGTCTTTGCTCCAGAATGATGTGCTTCATCACAAATAATTCGGTCAAATTCATCCGGCGCAAAGTTATTCATTCGATGCGTCATTGTCTGTACACTTGCTGATACAACCGGTTCGCCGTGACTGTGCATCGCCCCTAGTTCAATTCCGTATGGGCAGCTGTAATATTTCTCTGGCTGTGTTACCAGTTCTCGCCGGTGTGAAAGAATAAGTGTGCGTCCAGTTCGTGGCAAGTTTGCAAACGTTACTGTCTTACCGAGTCCGGTTGCCATGACTACCAGCCACTTCCCAGGACCAGAGCGAACAATCGAATCAACACATTCTTTTTGATATTCACGCAATGTATATTCATGCAAAATATATACCTCCTTTGATGTAACCACCATGTGACCGTGATGTAACTGCTATGTGGTTACACGATTTTTCCCATTCCTATGCGGTTTTTGAGGTGGTGTAACCATGTAACCACGTTTTGCAGTATTTCTTACACGCGTAACGCTTTTGCCATGTTTACTTTTTTATTTTATATATAGGCGTGTGTTTTGGTGGTTACAGTGGTTATGCGGTTACATGTGCTCGCAAACCCGCACTGCTATGCGGTTTTTGGTGTAACCACCATGTAGCCAACGCGGTTGCATTAGTCAAAAGGCAGGTCACTTTCAGACAATTCCGAACCATAATCTTCCATCTTTGTATCTGAACCTTCCAATTTTATAGCAATGCATCTGATTACAATTCCGTTTATGCGTTTTGTAACAGTGTTCCTCTTTGACTTTGTGTCCTTTGGCAATTTCAACAACTTTTTTTCTCGCAACCAGCTAAGCAATACCTGTGGAGAAAATCCACCATCTTCAGCCGCTAATTGAAATACGCTGGAAATTATGTATGCAGTATCGTTTTGAATCAATCCGTAAACATCATTGAAACTTTCGTCTGAACGAGGCCTCATTTTATTTGCATTTCGTGCTATCCAATCGCAAATGTAATGATATCCACGTTCTCCGGAAGACACAGCCGCTTTTGATGCTAAGAACTGTGATATTTCTTTCACAGTAAGTGCACGACCATCTTTGAAAATCCATTCTGTTGACAAATAATCTGCCGTCAAAATGGCTGCCGCCGCCATAGCTTGCTTTTCCGTTGTATCATTATCAGATAGCTGCTTGAAAAAATCGCTGTAAAGGCTCTGTGCACGCTTAATTTCTTCGCCGCTATCGGCATACAAATGGCTTACAAAATCGCGTCCAGCAAAGCCGTATGATTTACGCAACGCTGCTGCGGTATCGAGACCATTTTCAATTATCTTTTGTGTTGAACTGCAATCTACTTCGATTACTCGGTTTATAGCACCAGCACCTGCATTCCCATTTGTAATTGGAGATTCCCCAGTGGTTATGATACAATTGGACCAGGTCGGCGTTTGGTCTACACCACCATTCCTATTTCCGCGACTTCTGCCAACTCCCTCTGCCAGCTGATATACGTCAAAGTTCATCTTTCCATGAGCATCTTTTTTCAATTGCAACTCATCAATGCAAAAAGGCAAGTTGTTAAAAAATGCAGCAAAACGTTCTTGTCCGACAGCGGTTGAATTGAATGTTTGTATGTAACCGCCGTTATGCAAGTCAGGATTTCCCCAGACACTCGCGGCTAACATTAATGCAACCGTTTTTCCTGTTCCAGTTCCACCCCACAGGTGTACAAAGAATGGTAGGCATCCGCATGGCTGAACCAATACTGAAGCAAATGAAGCAGCAAGTTCAATTCTTACAACAACATTTGTTTTTCGGATATTCCTTACGGTATTGAGCCAATCCTCATACTTTCCATGAGAATGAATAGAATCGAATGCATGCTTAAAGTCTCTATCCCCATCAAATACAAGATTGTCTACAAATGGAGAAAATCCCTCGTTTTGAATATATCCCAATCTTGAAACAGACCTTTTTTCTGGAATTTCGTTGTAATTCAGCGTGCATACGTCTGACATATACTTGACAAAAGAGCCGGAATTTTCGCTTGTGACTTCGACTCCCTGCTCGGCAAGCTGTATAACTTTTTGACGGCTTGCAAGTACAGACTTGTCAATGATTATGCTTTTCCAGCGCTTGTCTCCATTGCAATAGGCTAGTTTCATTTTAACAATATTTGTGTCGATGTTGACAAGTCGTTCAACCGGCATAATAGGATGAGGGCAAGCAACTTCTTCGCCGTAAGTTCCTGGACGTGATATGCCGTAATCGTTTGCAATCCAGTCACCTGAATCGAGGTCCATTTTTTGCCCTGTGAAAGCGGTCAAATTATTGGATTTTTGTTTCTTTTGAGATTGCAAATATGATTTCCATAGTGTATTGAAATTTTTAATTTTCAAAGCCGTTCTGGCATATTCTGCAAGCTTCGATTTGGCTATTTCGCGCTGAAAGGGGTCCTTGATTGACAAAACTTCTTCATACGGTTTTGAAGTGCTGAAATCTTCTTTGGTATAAGTAAAGTCCAACATTACACCTCCATGCTTAAAATTTGATAGTTCAGGTCTTCCAGCCATCCCAGTGCATAGCCTTTTTCATGCCCTGGCAAACTTGGATATATCGCTTTCAGATAATCTTCTTTGTCAATCAGTGCAAGAATCCTTGTTTCAGTTTCAACCTTTGTTTGCTCTTGCTTTTCAAGGCTTCTTTGCTGCATCAATCTTTCATGTCCGGACCGCTGCCTTTGTAGCTTCGTCTGATGCTCGTTGTACAGTCCAAGAGAAAAATCATCATTTAGCTTTTTAGCTGATTCAATTGCTGATAATCTGAAAACATGTGATACAAAATCAATAACCGATCCTCCAATCCCACAAGCAAAGCAGTACCATCCTCGGTTATTAGGGTATAATTTCAATGATGGTTTATGGTCATTGTGCAGCGGGCAAACTATCCATCCTTTCCGGTCAATTTCAAATCCATATTTTTGTGCGACTTCGCGCATTGTAACAACATGCTTTATTTCATTAAATATATTAATCATCTTTTAAGCCTGTACCAACCCGCCCACCCGGCTCATTAAGATTATGAAATTATTCAGCTTTTTTCTGTGAGTTTAGCTGTAACTCTCAGTCAAAAGGGAGGTCGTCCTCGTCAGGAAGCGTCTGAAAATCTCCCTGCTGCTGTGCCTGCGGCTTATCATTAACTGCCAGAGGCTTGTCCTTCGGGATGTCTAACTCTTCAATGCCTTTTACCGGGACGAACCTGTAAGGCTGTGATTTCCATCCTGTGCGGCCATTGTATGCCCACTCAGTACTGCGAAAACGTACACCAACTTTTTTGCCTTTTAGCGTTGTTTCGTCCCAGTTCCATTTGTAACCTGGATTGCTGGACTCGATAGCTTCAATAATTTCTTTAAAGATAGCGGCTGTGCGGCGTGCTTGATCTGTATCCTCGTTTGCCGGGCAGTAAGGGCGCAGGCACCCTTTCCACTTTTGGTCCCCCCATTGCATCTGATTGCGGTAGTCACGGGCATAAAAGCCCTTAAATTCACCCTCATCAATATCAACACTAATTTCC